ATGAGATTATCAGTAAGATACGACAACAAATTTCAGATTATCGAACTTAATGAAAAAGAAACTGAGGAAATGTGGATTAGTTTATCGCTCGAAGGTGATGAGCTTCCAAACTCTGACAAAGAACGGTTAATTCAAGATGCCTTCAATGAAAAATTTAATAAGCCCGAATACAATAACTGGCACAAATTTGATAGGCACAAGGGATATTCAATAGCAAAACCAAATGCAGATGGTCTGGAATGTGATACTTCAGAACCTCTAATGAAAGAAGTAGCCGATGATAGAGTTTTTAGAAAAGATGAGCTCGAACGAGCCTATCAAAATAAATATGAAGATGTCTGCCAATGGATACGCACCGCTCTTAGCAAAAAGCAGGACTGGGCAGATATGTTTATCGCAGTTCGTATGGAAGGTATGTCGATTCGAGAATATGCCAGTTCCATCGGTGTAAGTGAAAACAACATTACTCAGAAATTAAAGCGAGCCACAAAGAAATTACAAGAAGAATATGAAAACCGTCAGATTTGACCTTCTCCCAAGGCTACTAGGTAGGAGGTCAAGACCTCCAAAAAAACACAAGGAGGTAATTCTAATGAGAGAATTAATACCAAAAGATCAATATGGTGTGTTTGCCGACACCAAGGATACGGCAAGAGTGGATAGTTTGTTTGTGGCAGAGTTTTTTGAAAAACGTCATGACCATGTTATCCGAGATATTCGAAAAATCACTGACCCCAAATCTGGGTTGAGTGAAGTTTTCATTCATTCCAACTTTAAAGCTGATTCTTATAAGGACAGCACATGCAGAAGACTACCCTGTTATGCCATGACTCGTGACGGCTTCACTATGTTAGTCATGGGATATACGGGACAAAAAGCTATGAAGTTCAAAGAGTTATACATCAAACGTTTTAATGAAATGGAGCAATTTATTAAGACGCTTGTTTCAGCCCGTAAAGAGTTCCCTTTGCTGACAGACAACATTAAGCTGCTTCATGAAAATCCCAAACCATATCACTTCAGTAATGAATGCGACATGATTAACCGCATTGTTACCGGGATGTCTGCAAAGCAATTTAGGATAGCCAACGGTATCGAAAAAGGTAAGAGCATCCGTCCCTACCTATCCGATGAGCAGATTACGATGCTTGAAACTTTGCAGAAAGTGGATGTGGGTTTGTTAGTAGCTGTTCCGGACTATCAGCAGCGAAAGCGTCATCTGGAATGGTACAAGTTGAAGATGGAAGAAAACGCAAATTAAGGAGGACAACCATTATGTTTTATGTAAAAGAAAGATTGAATGATGCTATGGAGGTATCCATTGAAATAACAGATGAGAATGTATTTTGTCATTGTCCAATGTGTGGCTCTGAGGTGTCAGTAGATATTGCAGAAATTTTAAGTGACGGTGAGAGCGATCTATTCGGCACGGCAGTATTTTGCGATGAATGTGGCAAGAAGGTTAGAACCGGAGGCAGACATTATGAGCATAAATAAATTTAATGCAGAAGGTTATCATGACCCAACTCCCCATAAAGCACTTAGCAATATCACCCGTGAGGAAAAGGTAGCAGCAAAAGCCGCCTTTAAGCCCCTTGTCTATATTTGCTCTCCATTTAGTGGCGATATAGAAAACAACAATAAGCGCACACGATCATTTTGCCGTTTTGCTTTAGATAAGGGCAATATCCCACTTGCTCCCCACCTTCTGTTTCCTCAGTTTATGGATGACAGCAATGAGAAAGAACGTGACCTCGCTATTTTTATGGATATTATCCTGATGGGTAAATGCCAAGAGGTATGGGTTCTAGGAGATGTGATTTCAAGAGGTATGAGCATTGAAATTGACAAGGCAAAAAAACGCAGACAGCCGGTCAGATATTTTAATAAGGATTTTAAGGAGGTAGAGTCTCTATGAAGATAGCATACGGCAATAGCCGAATGGATAAGAAATGGAAAAACACAGACATCAGTTGGGAGGACTTCTGCTCCCGTGTTAAGACCACGCAGCGTACTACTGAAACCGTAGAAGAATATCGAAAAATGAGAAAAGGCGGTCAGGATTCCATTAAAGATGTCGGAGGTTTTGTTGGCGGTCACTTAAAAGATGGTAGACGTAAAAAAGGGAATGTTCTATCTCGTTCTATTCTCACGCTGGATATGGATTATGGCACAAGTACGATCTGGGAAGAAATCTCTACCTTCTTCCCTTATCAGTGTTGTATCTATTCTACTCATAAGCATACTCCAGAACATCCAAGACTAAGGCTGATCATTCCTCTCTTTCGTGATGTGGGAGAGGAAGAATATGCTGCTGTTAGTCGCATGGTCGCAAATGAAATCGGCATCGACCTTTTTGATGACACAACCTATGAACCAGAACGATTAATGTATTGGCCGTCTACCTCTAGAAACGGTGTCTTTGTGTATGAAGAAAAAAACGGTTCTCTCCTAGACCCTGATGAATTTCTAAATAAATACGATGATTGGCGTGATACCAGTACATGGCCCGTATCCTCTAGGCAGTCAGAAGTTATTGATCGCTCATTAAAGGAACAAGCCGATCCACTTTCTAAAGAAGGTGTCATCGGTACTTTTTGTCGCACCTACTCAGTAAGCAGTGCAATCGATATGTTCTTAAAGGATATATACGAGCCTTCAGCAATGACTGGTCGCTATGATTATATCCCAGCTGACTCCAGTGCCGGAGTCATACTCTATGATGATAAGTTTGCCTATTCCCACCACGCAACGGATCCTGCAAGTGGGAGACTTCTTAATGCTTTTGACCTCGTTCGCATCCATCGATTTGGTCATTTAGATGATCGAGCGACAGAAAGCACTCCACCAAGTAAACTCCCATCCTTTATCAACATGTGCGAATTTGCCATACAAGATGATGAAGTGAAAGCACAGTTTACGAAAGAGCGGATGGAGCAGGCAACGATTGATTTTACGGAGGATAATTGGCAGACAGCACTTGAACTGGATAAGCAAGGAAAGATTAAGGATACCTTGGGTAATATCGTTCTCATCATCCGCAACGATTCAGAACTAGAATCCATTGCCTTTAATAAGCACCGTGATGGAATCGATGCAAGAGACGGATTACCTTGGGAACAGATGAAAGGCGGCTGGAATGATTCAGATAATGCTGCCCTTAAAGTTTATCTATCTAATAAATACGGCATCTACTCCCCAACCAAAACAAAGGACGCCATACTAGCAGTCGCAGCAGAGCGATCCTATCATCCTATAAAAGAATACCTGGATCATCTACCAGAGTGGGATGGAACCGATCGCGTTGAGACCTTACTGATTGATTATTTTAATGCAACAGATAATTCCTATACCAGAGCTGTTACAAGAAAAATGATGGTGGCAGCAGTAGCTAGAATTGTTCATCCTGGTACGAAATTTGACAGCGTTTTAATTCTAAATGGTCCACAGGGCATCGGTAAGTCTACCTTCTTTGCAAAGCTTGCAGGCGATTGGTTTTCCGATAGTTTAACCCTCACCGATATGAAAGACAAAGCAGGCCCTGAAAAACTTCAAGGGTATTGGATATTAGAGCTGGGTGAACTAGCAGGCATGCGAAAAACCGATGTGGAGGTTGTGAAATCCTTTATTTCAAGATCCGATGATAAATATCGTGCCAGTTATGGTGTGAATGTTGAAAGCCACCCACGTCAATGTATCATTGTCGGTTCTACCAATGCAGAGAGTGGATTCTTGCGAGACATCACGGGTAACCGAAGATTCTGGCCAGTGCGTATTAGTGGTGATGGTAAAAGAAAAGCATGGCAGATGTCCGTATACGATGTAGAGCAGATTTGGGCAGAAACTTTGGTGCTTTATGCCAAAGGTGAAAAGCTCTATTTAGAGGGCAGTGATGTAGAGTTGGCAACGAATGAGCAGGCAGATGCCATGGAAAGTGATGAGCGAGAAGGGCTTGTTCGCACTTACCTCGATACGCTTTTACCCGATGACTGGAATGACCTGTCCTTATACGAGCGAAGAAACTACCTAAACGGTAGTGAATTTGGTGGGGAATCCCGTGTTGGCACGGTAGAACGTACGCTTGTTTGTAATATGGAAATTTGGTGTGAATGCTTTGGAAGGGATGCCTCCGCCATGAAACCTGCAGACTCCTATGCCATTGCAGGCATTATGAAAAAGATTAATGGGTGGAACAAGTACCAAGGGAACAAGAACGGAACAAGTAATTTTCCCATTTACGGTAGGCAACGTTGTTACGAGAAGAATGAGTAAGGTCGTTCCTTGTTCTTAGGTTGTTCCTTATGCTTGTTCTCTTAAAACCCCAGTCATTACCGATGTTTTGGCTTTACTGGAATGAGTGGAACAAGAGTTTTACTACTTAGTAATAAATTAATAAATAGTAGTAGTAAAGCATCGTAAGCGTGTGTATGCGCGCGTATAGGAAAAAACGCTAAAAGTTGTGCTTGTTGTTCCTGATTAATTTATGGAGGTCATTTATGCAAGAAAAATATATCGAACAAAAACTGGTAGCGACAGTAAAAAGCATGGGAGGTATGGCACCTAAATTTGTGAGTCCTGGAATAGATGGAATGCCCGACCGTATTGTGTTACTTCCCATGGGAAGAATCGCCTTTGTCGAATGTAAGGCAACAGGTAAAAAGATGAGACCTTTACAAAATAAAAGAAAGAAGCAACTAGAGGCATTAGGCTTTCTAGTCTATTGCCTGGATGATGTAGAACAGATTGGAGGGATACTTAGTGAAATACAAGCCACATGAATATCAAAGTTATGCCACTGAATTCATTTTATCCCATCCCATATCGGCTGTATTTCTTGAAATGGGTTTAGGTAAAAGTGTGATTACCTTATCTGCCATATTTGATTTGTGTTTAGACAGTTTTCTCGTATGTAAAGTGCTAGTCATTGCTCCACTTAGAGTAGCAAGGGATACATGGCCTGCAGAAATCAATAAGTGGGATCATTTAAAAGGGCTCTCTTACTCGGTGGCAGTGGGAACTGAAAAAGAAAGAATCGATGCTCTCAAGAAACAATCCACGCTATACATTATCAACCGTGAGAACGTGGATTGGCTGGTTCATAAAAGTGGTATTCCTTTTCACTTTGATATGGTGGTCATTGATGAGCTGTCATCCTTTAAGTCCTATGGTGCAAAGCGGTTTAAAAGTCTACTTAAAGTAAGACCCTCTGTAAAAAGAATAGTCGGTCTTACCGGTACTCCCTCCAGTAATGGATTGATGGATTTATGGGCAGAGTTTCGAATTCTTGATTTAGGTCAAAGGCTGGGACGCTACATTAGCCATTACCGAAACACCTATTTTAAGCCAGATAAGAGAAACGCACAGATTATATTTTCATATAAACCACTGCCCGGTGCTGAAGAGGAAATCTACAAACAAATATCAGACATCACCATTTCTATGAAATCTACCGATTATCTCAAAATGCCTGAATACGTCAGCAATGAGGTGTTCGTTACTTTAAGTGATAAGGAGTGGAAGGTTTATTCGGAATTTAAGGAAGAAATGGTGGCTAACTTAGGCGATGAAGAAATTGATGCGGTTAATGCAGCCGTCCTTTCTGGGAAACTGCTACAGATGGCAAATGGTGCAGTATACGATAGCGAAAATAAGGCCCATGTGATTCATGAAAAAAAGCTAGATGCCTTGGAAGATTTAATCGAAGGAGCGAATGGGAAACCGGTACTTGTTGCCTATTGGTATAAGCATGATTTAGAACGGATTAAAGAGCGATTTCCAGTCAGACAAATTCAGTCATCAAAAGATATTGAGGCTTGGAATGATGGAAAGATACCCATTGCTGTTATTCATCCAGCCAGTGCAGGTCATGGTCTTAATCTTCAAAGCGGTGGTTCGACGCTCATCTGGTTCGGACTTACTTGGTCACTCGAGCTGTATCAGCAAACCAATGCAAGACTTTACAGGCAAGGGCAAAAGGATACCGTCATTGTTCACCACATCATCACCAAAAACACGATCGATGAAGCCGTACTGCTTGCCCTTACTAAAAAGGAGAAAACACAAGATGCCTTGATTGATGCGGTGAAGGCGAATTTAGAGGTGATGCGATGACAGAACATTACCAAAATTTAGCCAATACCATTATCTTAATGGCTGTTAAGGATTATAGAGATGCCTTAAAGAAATTAAAGAAACGTCCGCGTTATGGACCGGCACAAGATATGAAAAACGAGGTGGAGAGGTTCTTCCGCTCTGATTGGTATAGAGAACTTACCTCTGTTGATGGGAGTGTCTTAATCAAAAAGCTACAAGCGGAGGTGAGCGAGCAATGAAAGCAAAAGAATATTTACACCAAGCCTACAGGCTAGACAAACGAATCCAATCAAACATTGAGGAAATGGAAAGGCTGAGGGAATTATCGACCAGTGTTTCCTCCCCCAGCTGGGGCGAGAGAATACAAACACAACGGCATACCGATGCTTTGTTTGTCAGATACCTTGAGCGAATTGAAGAACTACAAATCAAGATTAATGATGAGGTAGATCATCTTGTAGCACTTAAAGCAGAGATTCGAGATGTGATTAATAAAGTAACGGATATCGATGAACGCATGGTGTTACGTTACCGCTACGTTCATAACTTTACCTGGGAGCAAATCGGTGATGAGCTGAATGCTGATAAGAGTACCATTCGCAGATGGCATGGCAATGCCTTAAATCACGTTGTCGTACCTGAGAATCCAATTGTTATTCAAATGTTGAACAGCAATGAGCACTTTTGAGCAGAGATAAGCACCTCATCTTCATGTTACATTATAATCAGCAAGATAGAATACTTACCAAGCCTTGTGGGATGCGCCCTGCAGGGCTTTTTCTATGCCCAGAAAGCGAGGTGATATGATGCCAAGAAAACCAAAACGACCATGCAGTACACCAGGCTGTCCCAACTTAACCGATGGCCAGTACTGTGAAGACCATCGAGTAGAAGAGCGTAGGCGCTATGACAAGTACCAACGGTCAAGTGATGTTAATAAAAAGTATGGCAGAGCCTGGAAAAGAATCCGTGACAGATATGCACGAGAACATCCCCTGTGTGAGATGTGTAAAAAGGACGGACGACTGACTCCCACTGATGAAGTGCATCACATCCTCCCTGTTTCTCAAGGTGGTACACACGATAGAAGTAATTTGATGTCCTTATGTAAAT